GTAGTAATCGGTTCAATATTCGCCTTTGCGATGCGTCCCCTGCACTGATATGGAAGCAGAAATAGCACAAGCTGGGATTGCGCTCGTCATAATCGCTTTATGCGGTGGGAATATATTTTTATTGATGGGGATAAAAGCGGTCATACAAAGACAGACGAAGCGGATCGATTCTTTACGTGAGCTCGTCCGCGCACATTACGAGGTCGCACCTAAGAAATCGCGGCCAAATACGCTTAAACAAGGGAGAGGCACCAATGATTGACAAGATCGTAGATCGACGCGCACAGTTAGCGCAGTCCCATCAGCAGGTATTAGGGGAGATCCAACAGGCGGAAGCACGTCTACAGTCTCTGCGTAACAGTCTCCAGCAGATCGTCGGTGCCGTATCCATCTTGGACGATCTGCACCCGCCCCAGGCCGAACCGGATGCACCAAACCAGAACGGCCATGCCGAACCCGAACCCGAACTCGAAGAGGTAACCGCATGAACTTCATTACGTCTATTGTAGATAAGGTCAAATCGCGCAAACTGGCCGTCACCGCAGTAGCCGGTGCCGCCGCCGCCAGCGGGGCCGTAGAACTGACGTGGCCTATGGCGGCGGTTGCTATCGCCTATGTGGTGGCACAAGCGATACAGGATACGTGGGGGAGTTAGGCGGTGCGGCGTTGCCGCTTATCCTAATACCTCCCTATATTGCTCAACCAGTTGCTCCCTGACCTCCGTCACATGGCGGCACCGGCCCCGAAAGTTGAAACCGGGACAGGTGCAATGCCATCGCGGCGGATCGCCAGGATTACGCTTGACTTCGTAGTTTGCGGTCTTGCCCTCCACGGGCCACCGGCGGCGTCTACTGAGTAGCCATGTCATGGACGATGATGGCGTAACGTGGACCCAGTGCGATACGTCCACCTTGCTCCGATAGGTGCCCGCCTTCCGCCAACTTCTTGAGGTGGTGCCGCACCGCGTTGGTGGAACCAAACCCCATTACCCTTTGTATATTGCGGATCGACGGCGTTGCCCCGGTCTCCTCAACTATGTGCAGTATGTGCTGTAGTATGCGTTTTGTAGACAGGTCAGTCATATCATTTTAGTGGTGGGCCGGAGTAGTGGCCCGCACTCCCCATACGGTCCACCCAGCCTCCCTCTGCTGTTAACTCCGGCCCACACCCCCTTATGGTTTGCGTATCGATGGATGTGGGATGGCGTACTTGATCAGCAGTCCTCTTGCTCTCGATTGACTAATGCCCAACGCGTCCGCCATGGCTTTTTGCGTCTTGTAGACTCTCGCCGCTCGTTCCATGGTCGGTTTGTTGACGGTAGTAATCCCGCGCATCTATTCCTCCGATATATGTTCGATTGTTGCGTACGGTGACCTCCATCATCGGCACCTCCACATCGAGGACCGATGCCGTGCGCTGGACGCCCAGAGACCGCATCATGCCCACCATGAAGACGAACCCGTTGATGCGGTTGTTTGCCGTTTCTTTGGCGGTGGGTTTGCCCTTGTTGTAGACGGTGGTGTGGCCTTGGCGAGCTCCGTCCTCTACGGGGGTGGTGGTAATCGACAGACGCCCCCGCAGTTTGGTCTCCAGCACTTCCGCCAGATTCCGCACTGGCTTGCCGGTCAGGTGGACTTCATCCATCACCGCCGTCAACGTCTTCGCGCTACCGCCCAGGCTTGTTGCTAGGTTGAGTAGCTTGGCGATTTTAGCGAAGTCGAACGCCCTGCTGGTCAGTTCGCACCATTGCATCTGCAAGCGTTCCGGTCCCGGATCGGGCAGGGGTGGCTTGTCGGTGGGTGCCGCCGGTACGATCGCATTGACGAGGGTTGCGATGTCGGTCATTGATACCTCTTTTCGTATTTGAGCCCCAGTACCAACCTTCCATATTGCAACCCCATTGCTTCAGCCTCGGCGGTTTCGCGGTCATCCGTTTCGATGTGGTAGCGTCTGGCCCGTTGTTTGTCTCCGGTGTAGCGGCGAGGATATATGCGCCCAATTGTCACGTAGTATCCATCTACAACCTTCTGCCGTATGCGCGGCCTACTATGCACCCAAGTTTTCCACCCGTCCACGTTGAGCGTTTGATGCCTTGGACGAGGTACCGTTTGCTGTTTAGTATCTTCGTTCATACGGCATCGTCCGGTGTGTCGATCTTGATGTGATCCTCGCCGCGCACCACCTCGGTGCCTTCCACGATTTCGCCCGATTCCTTCAACGCCGCGAGGATGCGTTTCTTGTCCGGCGCGTAGGTGATCGTCTCGTTCTTGTATTCCGCAGGGATCGCATCCTCATCGATGATTTCGACACGTTCGCGCCCTTTGATGTTTTTGAGTTTGCCATTGATGAGGTTGGCGGATTTGGCACCGGTTGACTTGAACCATGCTTCGAGGCACCGTTCGTGCCATGCGATGCGGCGGCAGATCCGTTGAAATTGTTCGATGCGCCATGCTTCGATCTTGTCCGTCTCCGCCTCAGAGTGGCACAACACGCGCCACAACTCATTGCGGTGATAGGTCAATATCTGGAGGTGGTCTTCTGCCTTTCCTTCACCGGCGATTTGTAGTAGGTCTACGTTCGGCTGTTCGTGCGACCCGATCACCTCTTCTTCTAGCGCGTCCAGTGCTTCATCCATCGCTTCGTAATACTGCCCAAAGTCCTCTACGCTATGGGGCACGTCTTCCATTATATTGTCTCCAGTTTTAGTCACAAGATTCCCAACGATACCCTGTACACAACCACGTCCCATCGTCCTGTTGTTTCGGTTCACGGATATGGGTGCTGTACCCTTGGGGCGGGTAATGGTCTAGGTATCGTTCTCTTTCTGCTTTCAGTGCTTCTTCTGTTTCGGCTTGCAGTCTCACACTAATCATAGGGCGCACCATTCTCTTCATCGATCTCCACGATGACGATCTTGTCCAGCTTGCTCTTCCGGCGGAACACATGCCGGATCTCACTGATCCACTTGCGCGAGTCATCCGGCAGCACCTCCGCTTTGACCAACCCGTCCAAGATCATCTTGGCCCCGAACGATTGGTTGTCCGGGTCGCGGCGAGAGTGCGGCCAATCGAAGGTGAACACACACCGTTCGATCACCGGCTCTAATCGTTGTGCCTTGCAGTTCCACGCGACCAGTTCGGTGGCCGTCTTCTTCAACGAGGCGTAGCGGGACCAGTGCTTCTTGGTTTCCCGCACCGTCTCATTGAGGGACGGCAACTCACTACTGATCTCTAGTGTCTGTCGCATTGAGTGCCTCGATCAACGCATCCGCACACTCTACCGCACGGGTGGCAATATTGGTGGGAGTGCTTATCCACCCATCGTCCGCACCTGTAAGGCCCGCCAAGGCCCGCGATGCGAAGAACTCCCGCTTGCTCATTCCACTCGCCGCACTAGAAGGGGAGGTCATCATCGTCTCCGTCGAACGCGGCCTTGACCGCTTCCTTCGCCGCATCCTTCTGCTTGGTGTTGGCAAGGTCTGGTGCCTCGCCGTCTGCATACTCCCAATCTTGGATTGTTCCGCGGATCTTATCGTCATGGTCATTCTTTTTGTGGCGGATCTTGTACTTCACTTTGCGCCCGATCATTTCGACGGTCTCATCGAAGACCTCGTTGAGTTCGTCGTTGGTCATATCCACATCGCGCAACATATTGCGGAGGTCGGTGAGGCGGGCCTTGGGGGCAAAGGAAATATTGACGAACTCGAAGTGCGACCAGGGATCGCCGGATTCCATCTGCAAATCCTCTGCGACAACGACGATGGCAATACGATGGATTTCTTTGGTGTTGCCTTCCGGGGTGCGCCACAGCGATTCCATCGTGCCGTAGTCTCTTATTTCGGTAATGGTGCCGGTGTAGGTGCCCTGGGGGTGCGGCTCGTAGTTACCGGCGGGACGTTCGGGTGGGTCGAATGGCATAATAGTGTATCCTCAGTTGTGTGATATCAGTTTGGGTAGGATGCGTGATAGCAGGTACCCGGCGATAATGACCAACAAAAATGGATAAATCCGCATTAAGAGGCGCATAAGGGCACCTCGCACGGATGGTGGTGCGTCATTTTACACATGAAATCCTCCTTTCTGTCGCGGGTTTAGGTGAGTGACGCTCTATAATAGTCAACGTCTATCGATTTTTGCAAGCCCGTTTTTCCCCTATCGGCATTGTCCGATCTAACGGCCCCGAAAAAGACCGAGTTAGATCGGACAATGCCGGTAGAGTGACGGATAACAGTAGGGATTGTCTGCGACCCGCGCAACAGTTTAATTAACTTTGCTTAAACTATACCACGATCTTGCCGTTGGACACTATATTATAGGCATGGGGAGGTGATTACCATGAGTTATACACAAGACAATTGGCCGCGAGACCGCTGGCCCAACTTTGGATTCGGTGAGCTCGCTTGCAAGGAGAGTGGCATCAATCGGATGCATACGGCCACCATGGACCGGCTGCAACGGGTGCGGTCCGATTACGGGCGCAGCATCGCTATATCCAGCGGATTCCGCGATTATACGCACTCCATCGAGGCGGCTAAGATCGTCAAGTCCGGCAACGCAGGGGCGCACTCAACGGGGCGGGCGGTGGACATTGCAGTGCGGGGGGGTGACGCGGTGCGCCTTCTCCAGCTAGCCCTGGCGGAAGGGTTCACCGGCATCGGCATCCAACAAAAAGGCGAGGGGCGGTTTCTCCATCTGGACGATATCCAACCAGAGGACGAGTTC